TAAATATACATACGTTCAAGAAGGTAGACCCGTATGGCCAGAGTATGATGACAGTGCCATGAGTGGTGAAGTTGAATACGACCCAGAGTTACCATTACAAGTTGGTTTAGACTTTGGTTTGACTCCAGCCGCAGTTGTTGGACAAAGATTAAACAATGGACGATGGATTATCTTAGATGAGATTGTTACATTTGATATGGGACTAGAAAGATTTGGTCAACAGTTATTAGCAGAGTTAAATGCTAGATACCCTAAAGCACAAATGATGATGTGGGGAGATCCAGCGGGTATGCAACGAGATGCTATTTACGAAGTGACCGCATTTGATTACTTACGCACATTGGGATTAAGAGCGCAACCTACACCATCTAATGATTTTAAAGTAAGACGAGAAGCAGCAGCTGCACCTATGCAAAGACTTATTATGGGCAAGCCTGGACTTATGATTGCAACTAAATGCAAGATGATACGTAAGTCATTAGCGGGCGGCTATCATTTCAAACGTGTAGCAGTAGGTGCTGGTCAAGAACGATTTAAAGATGCACCAAATAAAAACGAACATTCCCACGTAGGTGATGCATTTGGATACTTACTTCTTGGCGGAGGAGAACATAAACGACTAACCAAGAGTCCATTATCAGCATCAACTATAATTGCACAAACTGTAGCAAGTAATGACTTCAACATATTCGATTAACCCAGAAGTATTAGAAAACTTACCACACGTAAAAGGTTCATACTTTTTACCATTTCACGTAGATCATTTAGATGAATTAGATAATCTTGATGAATATATACAATCTTTCGGGCTAGAAGGATTTAAAGCTCAAATTGCTGGACAAGCAACACGTGGTCCAGTCATTACAGCATTTCTTTATGGTAAGCCAGTAGCAATATTTGGATGTGGATTACTATGGAATGGAGTGGCAGAAGTATGGTCTTTGCTGTCAGAGCAATCTAAGCGATATCCAATGACCATGATTCGTGCGTCAAAAGCCTTTTTCGATATCTGTTGGATAACATTTAACTTGCACAGATTGCAAATATCTGTTAAAACATCTGATAATGTTGCTATGCGCTTTGCTCTAGCGTTAAAGTTTGAGCCAGAGGGCATTATGGCTAAGTATAGTCCGGCACAGGAAGATTTTACTTTATTTAGGAGATTATAATGGGTGGACTATTTGGCGGAGCGCCAGACACTTCTGCTGCCGAAGAAAGTTTGGCTATGCAACGTAAGCAGATGGCAGATGCAGAAGCAAAAGCATTAGAAGATAAACGCAATTTAGAAGAACAAATGGCTGGTAGACGTAGATCAAGAGCAGCAACTGGATCACGTGTGCTACTTTCAGAAGCAAGACTTAATCCAGAAACTGGCGTAGAAACGCTAGGAACTGAAACACCACCAACAGGAGGAATGTAATTATGGGCGGACCATCATCACCACCACCAGCACCACCACCACCACCAAAAGATTTAGCACCAGAACGTAATATGGCAGCAGAATCAGCAGCAGCTAAACGTGCGCGCCAAAGACGATCATCATTAATTTCGTCAGTTGCTACTCCAGATGCATTAGGATCTGATGCAACTTTAGGCACTGGGGAAGGTGTTTAATGAAACAAGATAAAATGCAAGCCAAAGTTAAGAAAGTAATGAAGGAATGGAAATCTGGAACACTTCATTCTGGCAAAGGTGGATCAGTAGTTAAGTCACAAAAACAAGCCGTTGCTATTGCAATGAGTGAAGCTGGAATGGCTAAGAAAAAATGAAAGCTGGATTATATGCAAACATTCATGCCAAGCGTGAACGCATTGAAGCTGGCTCTAAAGAAAAGATGCGCAAACCTGGCTCGCCTGGCGCTCCTACTAATGCTGCATTTATTAAATCTGCTAAAACAGCAATGAAACCTAAGAAGAAATAATATGGAAAATAGATCATGTCCACTTCCTACGCATGATATTGAGGTTAATTTAAAGAACCGCAATTATGCATTTGAACATTATGGTTATGGCCCAGCTAATCCAGAAGAACCTAATAAAGTTTTCTGGCTTAAAAAGGCTATTATGTATAACAATACAGAAGAAGAAGCTAAAACTTTAAGATGTGGAAATTGCTCGGCTTTTATTCAAACAACTGCAATGCTTGAATGTATTAAACAAGGATTAGAAAAATCTGCTGATATGGAAGGTGGATACGATGAAGAAATGATTGCATCGGCTGATTTAGGCTTTTGCGAATTATTTTCTTTTAAGTGCGCAGCTGCTAGAACATGCGATGCATGGTTAGCTGGTGGTCCAATGGATGATGCACGTTATGAAAAAGTAGATAAAGAACTTGAGATGCGTGATAATAGCGAGCAAGACTAATGGCTATTAATATATCTAGAGAATCAGACACTACAAAATCTAGGCATGTTAATCCAGCTTATGTAGATAAAGATGGCATAAGTTATATTGCTGGATCTGATAGACCATTTCCTATTTTAGATATTAATCATCTACGCTTGCATGAAGGTAGAGCTTTTAAAGCATACAGAATATATCCAGGTGCAACAAAATTAGCAAATGGAGCAAGTTGTAATATAGCAGTTGCATGGGCTAGTGGCGTATATGCACATGTATTAGTTGATGCAAGTTGTGGTGGAGATGCTGAACTTTACATGTATGAAGATGCAACTGTATCTGGAGGAACATCATTTACAGCAATTAAAAGAAATAGAACAAGTGCAACAACAAGTCAATCAGCAATATTGATTAATCCAACTGTAACAGTAACTGGAACTGAAATAGATGCAGAAATTATTGCTGGTGGATCTGGTAAAAAATCTGGTGGCGCTGGATCTAGTGCTTTAGAAATAGTATTAAATCCATTAACGACATATTTATTTAGATTAACTAATGTGAGTGGGGCTTCTCAAATGGCTGAATTATTTTTAGAGTGGTATGAATAATGACTTTAAAGAAACATCAGAATCCTAAAGGTGGATTAAATGAAGCTGGTAGAAAATACTTTGAAAAAAAAGAAGGTGGTAATTTACAATCTCCAGTAAAAAATGGAACTAATCCTAGACGCGTATCTTTTGCTGCTAGATTTGGTGGAATGAATGGTCCGTTAGTAGATAAGAATGGAAAGCCTACTAGATTAAAGTTAGCATTAAAGGCTTGGGGATTTGGTAGTAAAGAAGCAGCAACAAACTTTGCAAATAAAAATAAGAAATCATAGGGATTAATATGGCTGAAATGATGAGATTATCTGCTGATGATGTTTTAAAAAGACATGAAAAAGCTCTAACAAAAAAAGAAGATTTTAGATCTTTATACGAAGAATGTTATGAGTTTGCGTTACCACAACGTAATCTTTATGACGGCTATTATGATGGTAAAACATCTGGCCAAAAGAAAATGAATCGTGTATTTGATGCTACTGCCATTAACTCTACACAACGATTTGCTAATCGTATGCAATCTGGCATATTTCCGCCACAACGTAAATGGTGCAGACTAGAACCAGGCACAGATATTCCACAAGAACGCAAAGCACAAGCTCAAGCATCATTAGATATATATGCAGATAAAATGTTTGCTGCATTAAAACAATCAAATTTTGATATTGCTATTGGTGAGTTTTTACTTGATCTATCAGTAGGCACTGCTGTAATGATGGTGCAACCTGGTGATGATATTAATCCAATTAACTTTATTCCTGTGCCACAATTCTTAGTATCATTTGAAGAAGGTGCTAATGGTCAAGTAGATAATGTATATAGACGTATGCGCATTAAAGGCGAGTCTATTATGCGTCAATGGCCAGATGCAAATATTCCAGAACAGCTACAAAGAATTATAGATCAAAAACCAACAGATGATTTAGATTTTATTGAAGCTACTATTTTAGATCAAAAACGTGGTGATTTCTGTTATCACGTTATTCATAAAGAATCTAAGTCAGAGTTAGTCTATAGACGTATGACTAGAAGTCCTTGGATTGTATCTCGTTACGCTAAAGTAGCTGGTGAGATTTATGGACGTGGCCCATTAATTACTGCATTACCAGATATCAAAACACTTAATAAAACATTAGAGTTAGTATTAAAGAATGCTTCACTAGCTATTGCTGGAGTTTACACAGCGGCAGATGATGGTGTATTGAATCCTAATACAGTTAAGATTATTCCAGGTGCTATTATTCCTGTAGCACGTAATGGTGGCCCACAAGGCGAATCATTAAAGCCATTACCACGTGCTGGTGACTTTAACGTATCTCAAATCATTATGAATGACTTACGTATGAGCATTAAACGTATTTTGCTTGATGAGTCATTACCACCAGATAACATGTCAGCTCGATCAGCTACAGAAGTTGTAGAGCGCATGAAAGAATTATCACAAAATCTAGGATCAGCATTTGGTCGTTTAATCAATGAAACAATGATTCCATTAGTTACCAAAATATTAGGTGTTATGGATGATCGTGGCATGATTAACTTACCACTTAAAGTTAATGGTCTTGAAATTAAAGTATCAGCAGTAGCACCATTAGCACAAGCTCAAGCTATGGAAGAAGTGCAGAATGTATTGCAGTATGCACAAATAGTTCAAGGTGCTGGACCACAAGCTCAGTCAATTATTAAGATTGATGCTATGATGGAGTTTATAGCAGATAAGCTTGGAGTGCCACAACGCATTCTAAATACAGCAGAAGAACGTATGCTTATTCAACAACAACAAATGCAAATGGCTGCTATGGCAGCTCAAGCAGCACCAGAAGCAGTGCCAGAGATGGTTAAAGGTGCTATGAAACAGCAAGGGGGTATGTAATGGCTGGATGGGAAGATTTAGAGCAAGCATTACCACTTGATGTTAGAGATATTAGCCAAGCTAGAGAAGATCTAGATAGACTAGCATTACGTGTATTAGGTGATGAAGATGGAAATAAATTGATGGATTGGTTACGCCAATCTGTTTTAGAGCAACCAGTTGCCTTGCCTGGTAGCGATTCTAGTTATGCTTACTACCGA